TCAAAATAGGAAGTGGTAGCTATACGTGACCAGCTCAAGATCTTCTCATACTCCTTTTCTATATTATACCATTCATCATCGGAATACCATATCATACCTATATTTCCAGTTTTAAGAACCTGAACTCCTCTCTCAACAAAGAAAGTGACAGTATTTAAAAACAATTCTATCAAATTCTTCGAACTCTTCGTGTTGTCCCAAACCTTAGCTTTAAACAACCCAAAGAAATTGGACTTGGTGACAAACTCAGGATCCTCTGAAAAAATAAATGTACCCAAAATGGTAATAATATTAGAAATATTGGCTATTAAATCAGAGTTAGAAATTTTACTCCATGTCTTATTCAAATATCTCAACCATGATATAGGAGCCTCGCAATCAATCGATTGCTCCTTAAGCTCACTATCATCATTAGAAAATAAAGCTCTAATGGAAGAACACAAACTGGTCATCAAATCAACTATACGACAAACAGCAGATCCTTTCAAAAAAGTTTTAAAATATTGAACAACCAATATAATAACAGTTTGTGTATTAGTAGCTGAAGTTAAACCCACAGCTAGCATAACCAAATCCTCAAGACGTGAAACAATAACATCAAATAAAGTGCAATTCACATCTTTTCCCTTAATTGATTCTATCGAAGATTTTATACGTTCGATGTCGGCACTAACTTGAGTCGTCATTCTAACCAGAGCTTCTCCCAAAACCTTAACATCATGGTTGCACTTTTCTACAACAGCAGGTATAGAAGTTATCATATTAATACCTTCACCAATCTGCTCAATACCTTGCGATTGGAGAAAACCATCAAAGTCCATTCCTACAATAGACAACTGCTCATCTGGATGAACAGGATTTCTACGTATAAAGTAATACAATACATCTAATACTTCATGTATTACTGTAACAGTCCTCCACTGGCCCTCCTCAGTGATAAACAAAAATATTATATTAATAATCTTATGGCTATCACGACCTCGATAAATACGCGCTGGTTGTATATAAATATTGATTAATACAAATAATATATCATCAGCATAAACTTGCATGCCGATGTCAATATAGTAATGATCAACATTTCTATACAAAGTATTTAAAACAATAACATCTTCATCGGTCAATAAAGCTGCTGACCCAGCACATATCATCCGAATTATTTGTTCTTTCATATCTGAAATAGGAGTGGCGCTCCTATTTCGTTGTCCTGCTGTAACGTTTTGTATGGTCCTTTCCTCGGTTAAATCACTATTCATTTTTTAAAATAAATTATATTCTGGACATTCGATACATCTTTACGACGAGTATCCTCCACACACTAACAATCAAAAATCATGTCAAATACTACAATATACATTATCTTGCTAATACGCTACTGCTACACACAAGTTGCTCTGGCTTGTGTACGACAGTAAACGCTGTATAGTGGTACCCAACATCTCACGTTACTGAGATTGTACCTGGTTGCAGTACAGAACCACAGGGATCGCTCCCAATAGCTTCGAATCACATATAGTGAATTACGTCTCCAAACTGCATTCATTATTAATGCGGATAACGCCATATCTTAGTATTAGATTGGACGACAATAGATAGATTCTAAAGGGGAATAATAGGCCCGTCTCCTTACGGAAAGGCAAATCCTCACACGAAAATATCTATATTAACTTTTACTTGCTTTACTAACCAAAATTACATAAAACACTTAATTACTGGCATTAACAACTCCTAACAGATCCTATATCCGGCTTAAAACCGCCGGTATATCTATATTTGATCAATCATTTCATTGCTCCATCATCTTTAAACATTACCTATAGTGCTATGAATCACTATATCTACACGGTTATTAGATACCGAGAAACATTACTAAAAATATATACTACAGAAAGCACAATGCTTTAAGTAGGATACTAAATGAAATATGATGAACAATAAACAGTTGCGCACAATGCACAAGCTGAATACAGTTCAGCAAATCCCAAATCGCCCCTTCATA